CAAACGAACCGCACGCCTTAAATCATTGATGGATACTGAAGATGCATCAATAGAAACTTCATCGATATTTTCAAAAATCAAGTTTTTATCAGAGAAGTCCTTCACTGGAGCAGTAGTCGCAGCAGATGCCAACTTAATATCACCCGCAGCAGTATTACCACCAGCAGCTACACGAACAACGGTAGGGTTGGCATATGTAACTGTACCTGTTCCTTCCAAAGGCATTAATACTTCTGTACCTCTTTGAGTAAATGGCAAAGCACTAGTAAAATAATCATGTTCCCATGCACGATACCTCATCGTAAAATACTTATCACACTCTGAACCAGTACCGATATTACCGGATGCTACTGGAAACATAGTGTCGTCATCTGCTACATAGTTACGATCACGATAGTAATCATACCATACCTTTTGATATGCCAGAATAGGCATGATATCCAACTTAACACCAGCCCAGCTTGCAAATGCTGAATCGGCTATATTGAAGTGTCCGAGATAATCCATGACAGAACCTTCATCAAGGAAATCCAAATTGCGATCCAATACATCGTCATACTCCACATAAGGAGGAACCGGAGGAGTTGTTACCTCTGCACCAAGACGGCCGCCAGTAATAAAAGTCTCCCAATCTTCCCAAAGCAAACGATTTGGAACAAAGAAGAAATGAACAAACACATTAACACGGTGCATAATAGGAGCAAGGAGAGGAGCAAGCCTCAACATCACCTCTGAATTTACCGTAAATGTATCGTTTGGCATAGTTTCCGAAATAAATATCGGAGTTAACTTTCCCATTCGCGTACTTAATCGCTTTTCATGCGATAGATTAAATTTAGAACGTTTTGGTTTTCGTAGTTCTACACGATCGAAACCTTTGTAAGTTCCCATGTTTATAATTTTTGAGTATACGCAACCTTTGAACGAATATTAGCAAGTTGGGCGTTGCGGAAATCCTCTAACTTACTTTTTGCATTTTGTACACCATACTTTTTAACAAACCATCTAAGCTCTGCCCGCATGGACTTTATAGCTTTCCATTTTGCCATATCACTAATACGCTTTTTGTCCTTATCCGTGTACCATATTTTGTCTTTATAATACCTTGGCAGTCTGGATTCAATACCATTAATATTTACATGATTAAAGTCGTTTTCACGATGCCAATTTACCATTCTATCCGTAAGATATGAGGCACCAATACCGTAACCTCTTGACATTAATGTGAATGGTTTTTGCTTGCCTTCTTTCGATGAAAAATCAATAGCCTGAATAACATACTTTGTACAATAAGCAATACTAGCCGCAGTAACTGTACCGATATGAATTAATCCATACGGTTCACCATCTTTAGCTGCCCATGATTTTCTGATATACTCCTGATCTGCATTATCTACGTTGAATAATATCACGTGGTAATGAGGTCTTCCATTATTAGTACCATACTCTCCGACTGCGAAATATCTTAACCGTTTTGGTAATCGCTTTCGTAATCTTTTCATGAATAACTGTAAATGGCGTTTTTCTAGTTGATCTGGACAGAATTTTGGATGATATGTTAACGTAATGAATAACGCACCTTTAGAGGCCTTATGCTCTTGACCTAGCCTAAATATCCAGTCGATTCTCTTTGTGCTAACGCAAGCAAGACACTTGCCACAAGCGACTATGTGTTTTTTGCCGTCAGGCCAGACTTCTAATGGGTTTATACATTTCATAGTATATTACCTAGGTTTACTTCATTAATCAACCAATTATAGAACCTATCTTCACCATAATGCCCATCAAATATTCTTGTTATAGATTCTCTTGCACATGCTTTATGATTACATAGCTTCTTTTGATGATAGCGAACTACCTTTGAAAATATGATGAAGGTTTTCATAACCTGATACCTCCTCTTGACATGGTGTAAGTACTTAAACGCTTGCCACGGCCGCGCTTATTACGTTTTTTGAATTTTGTTTTTTTGAATTTTTTCTTATACATGATTGTAAGATTTAGTTTAAAAAAAATTGCATCCTTTTACTTTCGCTCACGCCCCAGTTGTTAATCCCTCGCGGGGCGTGGAGCCTCAAGCCTTCAATTTCTACCTGTCACGACCACCTTTGGCAGTGTCACTCTCGTTCATCCTTAAACGTTAACACTTAGTCGTCTTCACTTATCGTAGTACTTGCCGGGGTGGTGGGAAATTGAGCGGCTATACTCCTTCGCCCCGCATGGGGGAGGGGGGCGAATACGTTTTTTTGGATGTAACTTTTTCACCATTACATCATTTTAGACAGTAACAACATAATGCCTTGATAAATATGTTGAGGCGTTATGTTTGCATCCTTTTGCCAATTAACCTGAATCTCTTTTAAGGCATTCTCGAATTCTTTCGATTCGATAATTTTTGCCTTAATAGCCTGATCTGATTCAGATAATTTAAATCTCTGATCTAGTAAATCTAACTCACGAAGAACCTTAGCTTCGTAAATACTGTACCCACCATCTTTGGTTCGGAATCCTTTTGCTAAAAAATTTTCCTTGATGGATTGTGATTCTTTCACCCTTGCAGTGTACTCTAAGTTTCTAACTAATGCACTTACATAAGATTCATTCATAAGCGGATTTGCTTTAATTAAATCCTGTTGTGCTTTCATCAAATCTTGCTTTACACCTGATTCATCCGCTTTGTTTTGCGTCAAGTCAGTTTGCGCTTTCATTAATAACATCTGTTGAAACTGTGTACCAAGTTGCATAAAAGACTCTTGGAAGTTTGCGGGCTCTATTTGTGGGTGTCTGGGCATGCTCTCCATATTACCAGAGGAGCCTTGACCATACACCAAATTTGGATTAAGACCCGCAGCCTCGAACCGCTTCATCTGATTAGCTGGAGTATTGTAACGGTTCATGTAACGCATCATACGCATATCCATCTGATATTGGTATTTTGCTAATTCCATGTTCCGCCTTTGCTGCATTCCAGCTCCAGTTTGACCACCTAAGAAGTTCAGTGCTGCACCACCAATGGCACCAAGCACTGGAAGAATAGGAAAAGGCATTACTCTACAGGGGTTAGATTTTCCTTTTCTCTCTTTTGTGTCATGATGAGTAACTCATCAACGATCATATCCATAATATCAGGATTATCATTGATAATCATGAGAAAAGAGATAGCTGCCTGCAAGTCTTGTCTTGAGAACTTTTCGACTCTTTCTCTTGTCCAGACTTCTTTTTCGGTTTTATGTCCCGAAGCATGTTGAGTGTGTCCGTTATCCTCTTGGGGAACAGACGTTGTGCTAGTGTTTTCTTTGCCATTTTTCATAGTGTTAAAGTTAAATTTTGGTTTAATATACAAATTTTCTTTTGAATGACACCCCCTGATAATCAAGGAGGTGTCAGTTAGCAATGTATTATCAAGTAACTACATTGCTTTTGCCAGAACTTTCTTTGGCAATTTTACGAGCCGCGAGGCGTATACGCTTATTTACCGCTTCTTCAGCGGCTTTTTGAGCGTCCTCTTTCTCTTTCCTTTCTCTCTCCTTCTCCTGCCTCTCGTGTGCCTTTTGAACCTGTTTTAGCTTCTCTACATATTCGGCCTTATCGACCAAATCCATATGACTTAACTTTTCCAAGTCCTCATCACTATCATCATCAAATACGGCATCCTGACCAACAGCCACAGGTTCACCTCTTGTAAACCGTTCCAAGATTTCACGTAACGTCAAAGACTGATCCGGAACAACCAAATCTTTCTGACCTTCAAACGACTTTCCCTCGCTTGGCTTGGGAAAAGCCACTGACCTAAATTTTATCATAACATCGGTGTACCGAAATACGGTAATGATCGTTTAACCCAACAATTATTGTATATGTAGCACCATAATGTATCTGCATCTGAAACAGCAAATACACGATCCTGTAAAGCATCTTCAAATTTTACGAAGTCATCACCCAATGTAGGTGAACTGCTAAACTTACGAGTAAGATGCCAGAAGTCTAAAGAATTACGGAATATACCGTGAGACGAACTCGGGATATACTTCCAATCCGCATAACGTGATTGATAACCAAACACTGGATTGTCATCACGATCAACAGGAATATTTGTTGTACTACCATACAACTCATACTTATAAACCTCCTGTTCACCAAGATGTGCGAAAGAAGGCCACGGATAATCCAAGAATGTCCTACGCTGTAAGAACATACGCGGAACTCCCTGCATATAAGCGGAAGTAGGTAATACAGACATAATACCAATAACAAAACCATGCTCCTCACAATTGTAGCTGAACTTATTCGTATTGCCGAATGATAGTCCATGACCTGCCATATTTCCAGCAGGAACTACGTTAGTGTCCGCATCTTCACTGAATGCAGTTGTAACCACTTCGGATATCTGTACAGCAACCTTACCACCTCCTAAATATTCAGCACGCTGTAACCTTGAGTCAGACGTCTTACGGCCGAAATGTGCCATAATAGATTCGTTGTAACGGGAACCAGCGAGCGCATTACGTTCTAACCATTCCTGCAAACGAACCGCACGCCTTAAATCATTGATGGATACTGAAGATGCATCAATAGAAACTTCATCGATATTTTCAAAAATCAAGTTTTTATCAGAGAAGTCCTTCACTGGAGCAGTAGTCGCA